CATTCTCTTCGAGGCGGTCGACGCGACGGATGGCGCCCTGCCGGGGGTCGGCCTCGTGCGTGACCTGGAAGTCAACGCCTCCGAGCTGGTGTGGTTCACCGGCGCCACGGCGGACAACAAGGCAGCCGGCCTCGCCCAGTTGGCGGTCGCCGGCATCATCGGCCGCTAGCGGCCTTCCGGCAACGATCGTGCACCGCCGGCCGGGCAAATCCGGCTGGCGGTGACGGGCTGACGTCATTGTCCCCAAAGGAGGGAACTCAAATGCCGACCATCGACATCTTCCGAAACAACGCGTTCTCCTGCGTCAGCCTCGTCGACGCCGTGGAGCGCGTTCCCTACGCCCCCAACTTCCTGGGGTCGATCCCCAACCTGTTTGTCGACCGCCCGGTCCGCACCTTGACCGTCGCCGTCGAGGAGCGCAACGGCGTGCTGGGTGTCATCCAGACGACGCCGCGCGGCGCGCCGCTGCCGCAGCGCACCAACGAGAAGCGCGAGATCCGCGACTTCCGCACCGTGCGGATCGCCGAGGGCGACCGCATCATGGCGAGCGAGATCCAGGACATCCGCGCCTTCGGCTCGGAAACCGAGCTGATGCAGGTGATGGACGAGGTGACCCGTCGCTACGCCGGCCCGACGGGCATCAAGGCCCGGATCGAGCTGACCTGGGAATACCACCGCCTCGGAGCCGTCCAGGGCATCGTCTACGACGCCGACAACTCCGAGATCATCGACTGGTTCGATGCCTTTGGGATTACCCAGGACAATAGATTGACTTCGACCTCGACAACAACAACCCGGCCAGCGGCGCCGTCCGCAAGGTCTGCACGCAGGTAGTGCGCCAGACCCTGGCCGGGCTCAAGATGGGCAGCGTCATGCCTCAGGCCATTCCCGTCATGGGCTTGGCCGGCAACGCCTTCTGGGACGACCTGACCGCCCACAAGGAGGTGCGCGAGACCTACCTGAACCAGCAGGAGGCCTCGGAGATGCGCAAGGGCGCCGCCTACGAGACGGTCAGCTACGGCGGCATCACCTTCGTCAACTACCACAGTTCGGACGACGGCAAGGTCGGCATCCATACCGACAAGTGCAAGTTCTTCCCGGTGGTGCCCGGGCTCTTCCAGCGGGCGCTGTCGCCGGGCGAGAGCTTCGAGTTCGTCAACACGCTGGGCCGCGAGATCTACCCGTACCTCGTCCCCGACAAGGACCGCAACATGTGGGTCGATGTCGAGGGCTACAGCTACCCGCTGTTCATCTGCACGCGGCCGAAGGCTCTGCAGCGGGCCAAGCGGACCTGATACTTGGCGACGGACCGACGGCGGGGCGGCTTCCGGGCCGCCCCGTCTCTTTCACGGGTGACAACCGATGACGTTTTCCGCGATGGTCGACGCGCTGTTCGCAGACCCGATCCTGGCGAAAGACGCCATCTATACGCCGGCCGGCGGCGCGGCGTGGGCCGACCCGGTGCGGGTGATGCTGAGTCAGCCCGACGAACTGGCCTCGCCGTTCGCCCGCCCGGTGGTATCGGAAACGACGACGATTGAGGTTCGGGTTTCGGAGATCGCCGCGCCGGCCAAGGGGGACGTCTTCGCCGTCGGCGGCACGGCTTATGAGGTCAACGAAAAGCCGGTTCGTGATGGGGAGCGGTTGACCTGGACGATGGCGGCGGTGCCGCAACCATGAGGCTTGAGGCGGCCATTGCCGGCGACCTGCGCAGGATCATGCGCGAGGAGATCGAGGGCGCCCGCAAGGCGGTGGTGGCCGGCCTGCGCCAGGCCGGCACCGAACTGCGCGACAACCTGAAATCCCATACCCAGGAGGCGGGCCTGGGCGCGCTGGGCCGGGCCTGGGCGGTGAAGGTGTACCGGGGCCGTTCGGCCTTTTCGTCGGCCGCCCTGGTGTATCCGAAGGGGCGCGGGGCGCGGGCGGCGCTGTGGGCGCTGGAGCACGGCGAGACCATCCGGCCGGCCAACGGCCGCTATCTTGCCGTTCCCACCCAGTTCACCCGGCGGCTCGGCCGCCGCGGCGGCCGGGTCATCTACCGGCCGGCGGAGCTCAAGGACAGCTTCGTGGCGCGCGGCCCGGGCGGCGACCTGCTGCTGTTCGCCAGGCTCCAGCACGCCCAGCGCAAGACGCAGGGAGGCACGATCCGCGAGTTGGCGGCGGTGAACACGCACATCCTCGGCAGCGGCCGGGCCCGGCGCACGCGCGAGCTGCTGCGCCACGGCGTGGTGCCGATGTTCATCTTGAAGCCGCAGGTGAGGATCGAAAAGCGCCTCGACATCGCCGGCGTGGCGGCCCGGGCGGCGGACCGCGCCGCCGAGCTGATCCTCCTGCGGTGGAACGAGGCGACGGGAGGCGGCAATGGCCGATAGCCGACGGGAATCCGCGCTCAAGGCGCTGTTGACCTTGCTGCAGGGCATCGCGTGGACGAACGCGCCGGCGCCCCAGGTCGAGCGCAACGAGGCCGAGGCGCGGGAGATCCCGGCCGGCGGTCTGGTATCCCTGCGCGACGGCGATCCGGGGAGCCCGAGGTCTACCTGTCGCCGCCGGCCTACGCCTTCGCGCACGAGGCCGAGGTGATCGTGCAATATCAGGCGCCGACGCGGCGACGCGGGACGCCTGGATCGACGCGCTGCTTCGCGACGTTGGCGGTGCGCTCGCCGCCGATCCGACGCTCGGCGGTACCGTTGAGATGGCGTCCCCGGGTGCGCCGGACGCGATGGACGAGCCGGTCGAGGGCGCCGCCGCCATCAAGGCGGTGCGAGTGCCGGTGGTCCTGGACTATGTGACGGATTCGCCGCTCGGCTGACGCGGCGGCGTTGAGGAAATCGAGGAAGAAAGGAGACCGACGATGGCGAAGACCCGGGCTTATGGAGCCGACGCCCAACTGCTGGGCGCCTTCGAATCCGTTTACGGCACGCCGCCGGACGGCTCCGGCGGAGGCGTCTACACCCAGCTTTCGTTCAAGAGCTCGACCATCGGCGCCGAGCGGCCCCTCGGCTACGATCCCCTGCTCGGCCAGGGCCGCGACGCCCAGGACCCGTTCTACGAGGCGATCAGCGACGAGGGCGCCATCGAGGTGCCGATCGACCTGCGCGCCTTCGGTTGGTGGCTGAAGGCGCTCCTCGGCGCGCCGGTCAGCACGCCCGTCAAGGCCAAGGGCACCATCGCGTTTTCCGCGCTGCCGGACCCGGACGACACCATCACGCTCAACGGCACCGAATGGACCTTCGTCGCCGCCGATCCCGCCGGCAGCGAAACCCTGATCCAGGCCACCGTCATCCAGACCATCGACCAATTGGTGACCGACCTCAACGCCTCGGCCGACGCCGAGGTCGCCAAGTGCACGTACTCGCGCGTCACCGGAACCGAGGAGTTGACGGTGGAGCGCGACACTGCCGGCGTCGCCGGCAACACCTTCACGCTCGCGGCCAGCGCGGCCACGGTTTCGGCGGCGACGCTGGCTGGCGGCGGCGTGGATCACGTCTTCACGTCGGGCGGCGACCTGCCGTCGGCGGCCCTGGAGGTCGGCCACACGGCGCTCACCACGCCCTATTTCAGCCGCAACTTCGGCGGCAAGGCCGAGACGCTCAGTTTTGACATGGCCCGCACCGGGCCGGCCAACGCGACCGTCGGCCTCGTCTTCCAGGGCGAGAGCAATCCGGCCGCCGCCGCCGACGCCGCGCCGGCCTCGCACGTGCTGCGCCGCTTCAACCAGGGCAGCGGGACGATCAAGCTGAACGGCACGCAGCTCGCCAACGTGACCGGCGGCAAGATCGCCTTCTCCAACAACCTGGAGCGGGTCGAGAGCATCCGCGACGACGGCCTGATCGACGGCGCCGACGAAACCGAGGCGACCGCGACCGGCAGCGTCGACGTGCGCTTCGGCACCGACGCCACCATCCGCACGGCGGTGGGGGCCGAAACGCCGGTCGCCATGGAGTACCGCTTCACCATCCCCGGCGCCGACGCCTTCCGCGTCGTCTTCGACCTGCCGCGCGTCTTCCTGCCGCGCAAGAAGCATGAGGTCAGCGGGCCGGGCGGCGTCTCCGCCACCTACGACTGGCGGGCCGCCAAGGACGTCTCGGCCGGCTACATGCTGCGCGCCACGCTCCACAACGACGTGGCGGGGTACTAGCCGGGTTAGACGGGCCGGAGATTATTCCTCCCTGTCGCGGAGGCGGACCCCCGGCCCGTACACGTCCGAGTCGTGCAGAAACACCACGCCACCCTCCTCAAGGGCGCGCCCGATCGCCTTGTGGTTGTTGTGGGTCGGGACGTGACGGCCGCTCTCGAAATGGCGGACCGTGCTTTCGCTGACATGGGCGCGAGAGGCCAGTTGGGCTTGGGTCCAGTTCAGCAGGCCGCGTCCGGCGCGGCATTGTGCGGGCGTGATCATGGGTTGAATCTGCCGGAAAGAGGGATTTCCGGCATTGGCAAACGCAGGTTTTCAACCGTCTATGATTACGGTTTTCGTGCAAGTTCGCGAAAACGGTTAGCATGGAGCCGGTTCGCGCCGTCGAACCCGGAGAAGTTTGTCGGTAAAAAGCCAACGGTTTCTCCGAAAAAGAAATGGCATTTCGGAAGAACTTCCGAGATATGCGGAGGAATAGGGGAATTGATCGCGATGAATGCTGATGAACAACCGAAGTAATACGCCTAAAGAAAGCGCTTGATTTTCATAGGCCTGTCGCGTTTCTATTCTCCCCATGAAAGGTGGGCATAAATGATCCGTCTGGACATACCAAAGAAACCGTACTGGCTGGAAGGAATGCCGCACGGCTTGCGCCTGTTCGTTCGGCCGCTGACGACGGCGATCTACGAGGCCGCGCGCGGCCGGGGCATGCGGCTTGCCCGGCAGCTGTGCGAGGAGCACGCCGAGGTGTCGGCGGCGGGAGGCGTCATCGAGGGCCTTCCCGATCTCACCGACGGCGACGCGGTGGCCGGCCTGTCGCAGTTCCTTTACGCGCAGGCGCTGGCGCGCTTCGCCATCCTCGCGTGGGAGGGCGTGCTCGACGCCGGCGGCGAGGCGGCCGAGGTGACGGAGGGTGCGGTCAACGAGCTGATGATGATCGCCGACGTCGCCGAGGCGTTTCTCGTCGCCTACACGCGGCCGGTGGCCGCCGTGGTATCGGAGGGAAACGGATCGTGGCCCTCGCCGAATGGCACTTCGGCGGCGGGCCGCGCTACTGCCAGGGGTGCCGCGACAACGGAAGCCCGTGCGCCGACGGC